ATTTGATCGACCGAGGCGCCATCAAGTCCACCGATTATTTATGGGAGCGGCACTGGCTGAAGTCTTTTTGAGCTGCACCCATCGTGTAATAAAAGATTCACGCATGGGGATGTTGACTCTGTCACCATTCATCCACGGCACTTGAGCCGGACAGCGAAAGGAACTGACATGACACCGAGAACCGCACACGCACACGACATCGTCGTCGAGCACATCTGGAACAACCTTGGCCCGACGTGGGAATACTGGAACGCTTTGCAGACCATCATCGACGCACCCGACTTTGACGAGTGCCACGATCGCGTTAAGCAGGCAGCTTACGCGGCCGTCGAGGCCGATGAACTCAACGCCCCCGAAACCATTCACGGCCCGTTCTGAGGAGACAACAATGATTGCCCACTGCCACTACATCGCCCACCTGATCTCGACCTACATCAAGCCGCATGACACCAAAGGCTTGTTGACCGATGTCAGCCGCCCGAAGTGGAACCTTGATGTTGACGGAGCCTTGAGCGGCACCGACAAGACCATCGCCGTGACCGACGTCAACGGCAAGCGCTACAAAATCACCGTCGAAGAAGTCGATGCCCCGGTCGAGGAGCTGGTTGACGGTGTCTCAGAAGCTCTCAAGTCTTTGACTATTAAGGCGTGAGGAAATAAAATGAATGACGAAACGACCCCAGAAAAAGTTGCTGGTGCTATGGCTGTCGCTCTCATCATGGTGCTAATATGGCTGCTTTGAGAATCTTGATGCTTTTGATGATCCCGGCCGCTGCACAGGCAACCACGCTGCAGTGCGTGACGTGGACCGGGCCCGACGGGCAGCCGAAGACATTGTGCTGCGACGCGAACGGAATTTGTTTTTGACGCAGCGTAGTGGAGAAGCGCCACGCTGGCCCCATAAGCCGGAGACCCCAGTGCAAATCTGGGCGCTGCAACCATCAAGTAGAGATGAAAAAATGAAATTTTTGAGCATCTGCAGCGGAATTGAAGCGGCCTCGGCAGCATGGCATCAATTCGGCTGGCACCCAACAGCGTTTGCTGAGATTGAGCCGTTCCCAAGCGCCGTTCTGGCACACCACTTTCCCAATGTGCCCAATCTCGGAGACATGACCCTCCTGCCGGAGATGATTCTGCGCGGAGAGGTTGAGGCGCCAGATCTGCTGGTCGGCGGGACTCCATGTCAAGCCTTCAGCGTGGCTGGACTTCGCAACTCATTGGACGACAACCGTGGACAGCTCACTCTCACATTCATCAGCATCGCGGACGCAATTGACCATGTTAGACGAACTCGAGGCGAGCCTCCCTGCATCATCGTCTGGGAGAACGTCCCGGGAGTTCTCAGTACATCAGACAACGCATTTGGTTGTTTCTTGGGTGCACTCGCTGGGGAAGATGGCCAGCTTGAGCCATCAGGGAAAAGATGGACAAACGCTGGTGCTGTGTTTGGACCAGAAAGAACAATCGCGTGGCGCATCCTTGACGCCCAATTTTTCGGAGTGGCCCAACGACGCCGCCGTGTGTTTGTTGTCGCAAGTGCTCGAGACGGGTTCAATCCCGCAGCGGTTCTTTTTGAGTTCGACGGCGTGCGCAGGGATTCTCCGCCGAGCAGAGAAGCATGGCAAGGAATTGCCAAGTGCCTTACGGGAGGCTCTGGTCAGCGCTACGACTCAGAAACCGAGACACTGCTAGTCGCTCCCACCATCCCTTCACGCAGCACTTTTGAGTGTGGCGGGATCGGGAGCTACAAAGCCAGCGAGGTGAGCAGTCCGTTGCTTCAGACGGGCGCAGACGCGGGCCATGGGTGCGAGGCGCTGGTTACCGCCTACACCCTGCGTAGGGATTCTGCGCCGAGCCGAGAAGTGCGGAAAGGAGTTGCCCCAACAGTTGTACAAGGCCCTCCGTTGAGTCGCACAGGAAATCAGCGAGTAGAGTGTGAGGCGATTGTTGCCCACGCCTTCAAAGTGCGGGGGGGGGTAGAGAGGGAGGATGGCAGCAGGGGGAGCCAGAACATCGGCAAGCAGGCCGGCAAGGGTTACTTAGGTAGCGACGAGTTGGCCTTCACCGTGGCCTCATCGCCGGATCAGTGGCTATTTCAACAGAATCAGACGATTGCGCAGCCCATCACCTACGGCATCCGCACCGCTCACACCAGCAGCAATGGCTGGGGGATTCAGGAAGAGATCACCCACACGCTTGACCAAGCTATGGGAGTTGCAGTCGCGCAGCCGATTGGCATTTTTCAAGACAGCGAGTTTGGTGTTGCTAAATATGACAATGCAGGGACTTTGCGAGCTGGGCGCATACCGGAGCATCAGATGGTGATGCAGCCGATTGTTCTGATGGATCAAGGCAGCAGCGTGATGAATGTTCAATATGACATCAGTGGAACACTGCTCCATGCGCATGAGCCAACAGTTGTCCAGCCGCCAGCCATGCAAGTGCGCCGCCTCACGCCGGTCGAATGCGAACGCCTCCAGGGCTTTCCCGACAACTACACCAATATCCCATGGCGCGGCAAGCCGGAGTCACCAGACGGCCTTCGATACAAGGCGTTGGGCAACAGCATGGCCGTGCCGTGCATGGCATGGATCGGCAACAGAATCAATCAACACGATGCGTTGTGAACACACATCGTGTAACAAAAGATTCATCCATAGGGATGTTGACTCTGCCACTATTCACTTACGGCGTCGTGCCGGACAGAGAAATTAGGAGACAGACATGAACACCGAAGCCACCAAAACCATCACCCTTAACGCCAGCCAAGCGCGCACCCTTGCTTACTGGGTGGCGGAACACGCTGCAAAAGTTGGGATGGTAGACATCCTTGGCAACAAGACCGAGGGGTTTGCTGCACCCAAGTACGCCGAAGCCGCCATGCTGTACGACTACCTTCAGCAAGTGGCGCAGGAGCTCAACCCGCCGAAGGTCCGCATCATCGACTAACCACTGGGGGGCACAGCCCCTCACTAAACACACAGGGGAACTTCGGTTCCCTCTTTTCATTCAATGCTAAACTTTTAAAACATCACACCTATCGCAGGAACAAGCGTCATGGTTGAAACGCGAGAAGAACCAGCGCCGCGGAAAAAACCCGGGCCGCCGAAAGGCTCTGGTGGCAGACCATCTAAATACGGAAGAGAACTCGCAGAGGAGATTATCCAACGCCTCTCTGAAGGAGAACCCCTGCGCCAGATCTGCCGTGACAATCATATGCCTGAGTGGAGAACCATCTACGATTGGATGTATCGTGACCCTGAACTTTCCGCAGCCATCGCACGCGCACGGGAAATCGGCTACGACAAAATGGCTGAAGAGGTGCTGCAGATTGCAGACACTCCGATGATGGGCCAAGTGCAGACGATCGATGACAAGGGCTCAACCATTCGCACAGAAGACATGCTGGGCCATCGCAAATTGCAGATCGAGACCAGACTCAAGCTGCTGGCCAAGTGGAACCCGAAGAAGTACGGTGATAGGGTAGCTGTCGCTGGTGATGCTGACAGCCCGCTGAAGGTTGATGTGGATGCAAAGGGGTTGTTTGATTCAATCCTGCAGTCGATGGAACTCAAGAAGAAACAGGAGAGCCTTGATGAGTGAAGTGAAGATCACGCTGGTGCTGAACCCGGCAGAGGTGAATGCCATCCTTGCCGCCCTGAGCGCGGTGCCCACGGGTCAGGGTGTGTGGACGCTGGCCATGCGCATCAAGGATGAGGCTGAGGCCCAGCTTCCGCAGCCAGAATGAGAGAAGATTTTGTGGTGTTTCTGGGCCACCTCAACCAACTGTCACGCTCGATGCATGACCTCAGTGATGAAGAGGTGAGCGCGGCATGTTGCCTGCTTGCGCAGTTTGCCGAAAGTCTGTCGGCTGAAACAACCCCGTTGAGAGAGCGGTCTGTGTGGCGGGTTGTGCCCATGTCGATGCCTCTGCAGTGAGTGTTGAGGAAATCCTCCGAGACCCGGAGACTCAGAAGAAATTCCTGCTGCTCCCCAAAGAGGAGCAATTGGCTTGGGCGTGGCGAGCTAAGTGGCTCACAAAGGCCCACAAGCATCAGATCGTCCCTCAGGGCGACTGGTGGTCAATCTGGCTGCTGCTGGCAGGACGCGGAGCGGGGAAGACCCGGACGGCCGCAGAGCAGATCAGTTGGTGGGCGTGGAAAGAGCCTGAGACCAGATGGCTGGTGGGTGCCCCGACCTCGAGTGATGTGCGCGCTACTTGCTTTGAGGGTGACTCGGGCTTGATCAACGTCATCCCGAAAGAGCTGATCGCCGATTACAATCGGGCGTACCACGAAATCAAGCTGACCAACGGGTCTCTCATCAAGGGCATCCCGGCGAGTGAGCCCGATCGGTTCCGCGGCCCCCAGTTTCATGGTGCGTGGCTCGATGAGCTGGCCGCTTGGGAGTACCTG